AAATGGCATTAAAAATTGTTGAGAGAGAAGATGAAAAATCCCCGATAATAGTGGCCCACAATGGGCATTGCCAATTATTCAGGTTGTCAATTTTCAAACTTATAAAAGAGGTATTGCGATGGAAAAGGTAAGGCGATTCATTCTTAACTGGGTGTGGCAGCTTCCGCAACATCTTTTTGGCCTGTTACTTATAAAAATAACTAGCGCGGGAAAAGGAAAAACGGGCGGTATTGTTTGGTATTGGTTTAATGGAACCATAAACTGGTTTAACCGCTTTTTCTCCGGCGTTAGTTTGGGGCAGTACATTTTATTGCCTTATGACGATATGAACACTATAAAGCATGAGCATGGCCATTCTATTCAATCGCTCTATCTGGGCTGGTTTTATTTGCCGATTGTCGGCATATACAGCGCAGTAGCTTGTAATCTTTGGGACAGGTTATTCCATAAAAATTGGAATACTTACGACCGGCTTTACTGGTACTACATGACGCGCTGGACTGAAAGCTGGGCGGACAAAGAGGGCGGCGTTGACAGGGAAGCCGCATTGAGAAAAATTTACCGGCCAGATAATGCCCGGTTTCCAAAGGTGTGAAAAATGAAAATAGCCATAGACTTTGACGGTACGGTAGTTTCTTACGCATTTCCCGATGTTGGGCATGATATAGGCGCGGTGCCGGTCCTTAAAAAATTGGTAGCCGCAGGGCATAAACTCATATTGAATACCATGCGATGTGGCAAGCTGTTAGAGGCCGCAGTAAATTGGTTTAAGGAAAACGGCATAGAACTATACGGCGTGAATGAGGACCCTGGGCAAAAAAAATGGACGCAATCGCCAAAAGTGTTTGCCAACCTGTATATTGACGATGCCGCGCTGGGGTGTCCGTTAATCTACCCCGTAAAAGGTTTTTTGCCCGGTGAGGATAAAAGCGGCAAGCCGTATGTGGATTGGGAGAAAGTAGAGGCTATTTTCGCGGAAAATAACGCATACCATAGCCCCGATCCCGTATTGGAGAAAAAATAATGTCGAAAAAACTGTTGTTTTCCGTAACCCAAAAGGATTTTATTGTTGAATACTACAATGGAACCGGTAACGGCGGCCAAAACAGGAATAAGGTAGCGACCGCCTGTAGGATCAAACACCCGGCATCAGGGGCAACGGCATACTGCCAAGAAGAGCGATCACAAAAGCCTAACAGGGAACGGGCTTTCACCCGCCTTGTAAAAAGTGATAAGTTTCAAAAATGGCTGCGGCTTGAAACGGCGCGGGCATCCGGGGAACTTGACGATATAGAGCGCAAAGTAGACGCGGCGATGAAACACGTTAAAGTAGAGGTACATGACGAAAAAGGCCGTTGGAGGGAAGCGACCAATGATGATTTTGTAGAGGCAACGGCATGAAAAAAACGCAGGGTATTTTCTATCATTCTACTACCCCTGAACGATGGGCAGCGATAAAAAAAGAGGGCTTTCTATGGGGAATTCACGGATGGGGTAAATGGGCGGAAAATAACGAAAAAAAGGAAAGGTGTACTTATCGTTATACCTATTTAAGCCCGCGCCC